GCAGGGCCCCCGCCCGTGCCGCCCGTGCCGCTGAGTCCGTCCCCGTCGTCCTTGGTGTATTTCATTTCAACACCTCACCAGAATGGCGTATCTGCGACCGCTACCGTGACGTTGGTGGGCGCCGGAAGAGTCTGGAGGGTGGGCGTGAATGTGTAGGCCGTCTCGGCGCTGATCTGCCTAAGCCCGCCGCCCCATTGGTTGTAAGAAACGAGCTTCACATAAAGCATGGCGCCCAACTGCTCCGCCGGGATGGCGTAGCGGAAAACGTTGGAGTCACACTTCACCCACTTCGCCCCGGAGAGATGGCTGCCCGGTGAGGTGCCGTAGAGCCCACGGTAGAGCCCGGTCAGGTTGTAGGCGTTCGTTCCGGTGAGCGTGGCAGTCTGGAAGCTGATCATCTCCCCGTCAACCCAGATCAGATTCAAACCCGACGCCGCAGTGGCATTGTCCACACTCGATAGAGTGCCGCCGTTGGGGATAGTGACGGAGAGGGTGTTGGTGTTGTCCTGAGCCGTGCCGCCTGAGTAGGCCGCCAGCCCCGCCGTGAGTGTGCCGAAACGGCATGGGTTGGTGATGTAGCCCGCCTTGGCATAGGTCGTTCCGGTGGTGCTGACCCACACCTCACATCCGCCCCAGATCGGTCCACCAGCCGCCGCAAGTGTGACCTCTGGGCCGCCACTCTGCGACCAGAGGGCAGGGCTGTCGAAGATGATCGGGGCGTCCGCTGGACCGGGGTCGTCGTTCACATTGGGCGACGTTCCAGACGGAGTCTGGACCGTGTAGGCTGTTGCGGTGGCTACGCCGAAGGGCCACTCCTCGGCGGTGACGGTGACGCCGTTCTCCTCGCCGCTCTCGTCTGGGATGTCGATGCTGAGGATGCGGACGACCTTCCGCGTGAAGCCGATGATGGGGTCCGTGAGGGTCACAAGATCCATCGGCTCTAGCAGGAAGTAACGCCAGCCGAGGTTGAAGGTGTATTGGTTCCGAACATAGACGTTCCGCTGGGCCTTGATTGTGCTGATGGTCTGCGCCACGCTGGCCCGGGTGATCATGTGGAGACTGAGGGGCTGGGCCTTCTTCAGCCCGTTGACGGCCACATCGGTCGGCTCGGGAACATCCACCACGCTCACGTTGTAGCCAGTCAGCCGGTCCAAGTACTCAACCGGCACGGAATTGTAGACGTCCTGATTTGAGACGCGGCTGATCGTGATGGGGCTCTTGCCGGTGGGCTTCCCGTCCTTCCCTACAACGCCGAGGAAGTCGTCGTAGGTCAGGTCGTAGAGCGGGGTCGTATTCGGGGTGTATGTGGTACCGTTGGCTGAGATGGGCGAGTCACCGTAGGGGACCACGTTCAACACCATGGACGCCGCCCCGGAATGCCAAACCGTCTCGCTGTTCGTGGCATCAAGGATGTCTTGGAGGTGGGACCGCATCGCCTTTTGAGTGTTGAAGGCGGGAGACAGAACGATCCCCGCCGCCTGGCAATAAGTGGCATAGCTGGCCGCGCCAGTCACGAGGTCGCCAATCTTCGCCGGGTCCCATGTGGCGCCGTAGTAGACGTTGGAGAGTGCGTCCACCACGATGTCCGAGGGCTTGGCATCATAGGCGGCGGTGGCGGCGGGATCTTGCTGGGTGGCGGCCAGGGCGATGACCTCGAAGCTGTGGTTTTTCATGGCGCCGGAGGACCCAAGGTCCGACGCAGCATTGCAGACCAGGGTCATGCCGCTGTATCCGCAGGCGAAGGTCGGGTGGTTCGAGGTCAGGTAGCTCCAGGGCGTTTGAGTGCGGGTTCCAGAAAAGAATGTGAAGCCGAACCCGGACAGACTCCCGAGGTCTTTGTCCCGCCAGACCCGATTGATGCTGGTGGCGGGACCCTCGCAGAGTGCCAGCATGACACAGGCCGTGTAGGTGTAGGTGGTGTTGGTGACTGTGGAACCTCCGCCACCCTTGCCCACGGTGGTGCTGGTCGTGTGGGGGATCGCCGTGAAGTCGGAGTAGTAGATCAGGTTCCCAGGTACGCGGGTAGTCCCATAGACCACAGGGATGACGCCGCCATAGCTGGACGTCTGGAGTTGCATTCCGGCCAGGACTTGTTCCGAGGTGCTGGTGCTGTGTCCACCACCAAACAGTCCGCTCATCGGGCACCTCCCCAGGGAGACCAGAACCCAGCCTGGGCCTCGCGCAGGACGGTGTTTCGCTCGCCCTCGTCCAGGACAACCCCCAGCCGGATGTAGGCGTGGATGATCTGAGGCCAGGCTAGGACAATGGCGCCATGGCTGACGCACCTCCCGAAGCGATAAAGCACGATGTCGCCTGGCAGTCCGACCTCCACCTTGTGGGCATGGGCCGCCACCAAGTTGAGGTACCGCTCGCCGTCCTGGTGCATGTGCCAGTCGGGTGGGTATTCATCGGGGACCACATGGGGCATGACGCCCGCCTGCTCATAGACCTCGGCCAGGAACATGCCGCAGTCCACCCCAGCGCCCTTGATCCGGGCCGCGTGGTGGTAGGGGGTGCCGAGCCACGTCAACGATTCCTGCACCACGGCGAGACGCTGAGCCTGCTCATCCAGGGGGCGATCCTGGATGAGAGCATGGCAGGCAAGCATGGCGTCGGCGATCATCTGTTCCTCTTGGCCGCGATACGATTGCAGGCTCGACAGTGACGCCCCCCGATCCGATCCCTGTAAGTATTTGCGGGGGAGAATTCGTGACCCCTGGGGCAGAGGGAGCGGTCTCCGTTGGTGCGGTCCAGCCAAAGGAGCTGGTTCTCACGGGCCGTGACCGGCTGGAGGTGGTCAGGGTTCACGCACCACTTGTTTCCACATTTGTGGTCAATGGTCATCCCCACTGGGATTTCGCCCACATGGACTTCATACGAGACGCGATGTGCAAGGCGGGATTTCCCGTCCTTCCATATTCGGCCGTAACCATTCTTGAAAAACGAGCCGCACCACCTCCAGCATCCGGTGGGACTCTTCTGGATTTTCTCAAAAAATCTCATCATTACCTCGTCGTCTCGGGAGGTGGCACCCAGGGACATCCCCGGTAGCGGTTTTGGTTCGCCCACTTCGTCCCGCAGGTGGAGAAGCTCCGGTCACACCCGGGCGTCACGGTGAATGTGTCCCCAGCGGTCGGAGCAATGGGCAGGGGCGTCGAAAGGGTGAGTGTGCCCCCGTTGAACGCCGCGACTGTCCGGCGAGCCCCCGATGCCGCCCCCGACGTCATGGTGAGCGTCCCCAGGGCGAAATAGCCGGAGGCCTGTGCCAATGAAGACGGAATGCTGGTTGTGGACGGTGTGCCCGTGGCGGTCGCAGCGACGGTGAGCGTCCCCAGGGCTATCCCGCAGCCCGCATCTCCGAAGGCGTTGGCACAGCCTGGCTGGAAGACGACTCGCGGCCACGGCTGGGCCAGACGCTCCAGGTCAGACTTCACATGCAGTACCACCTGAACCGTCTCCGGGTCCACGGAGGCAACAGCCCCCTCGAAGATCACCACGGAGCCTAGGGATGTGTCGCCCCACCCGCCCGGACCCATAGGCACCCACTCCAGAAGCACCCGTGCTCCGTCGAAGCCGCCGTTGTGCGCGAAGAGCGGCAGGGGCACTCCGCCCATCGTCACCGTCTGGCCGCTGAGTAGCGTCAGGTCTAGTGTCTGCGTCTCCAGCCCACGGGCATGTCGGATGGCCCCGCGAACGATGCCGGGCTGTGTTGACCCATTGTCCGAGGCGCTGGTGAAGGTGTGCCCGCCGTATGAGAGCGGCATGTCACAGCCGGTCCAGCGGTAGACGGTGCCGTTCTGAAGCGTGATGGTGTAGCACCACGCCGCTAGGACGACGGTGTTGGCATTCAGATAGGAGATGAGGGGACCGGAGGCGTAGCGCATCACTTCACGCTGATAAGGTCAATGGTGCCGCCTGACCACGCCAAGTTGATGAGGCGTTCGAGGGTCAGTTCGTCCATGTCGAAACGTACACGTCGCTGGACACCATCCACGGGATCGTTGAAGAGGAAGGAATCCCATTTCCCCTTGTGTGTCTCGAAGAACGTGACCAGTGTGTTCAACTCGTCCACCAGCGTGTTCGCCGAAAACCCGCTCTGTCTGGCGAAGTTCAACTTGAGCTGGTAGCTGTAGCGCGGGGTGCTCCAGAGCCCCGCCCGCAGTTCCTTTCCGCTGGCGGCAGACTGAACGATGGTACTGTAGATCTCCTTGCGGGTGACCTTGATGTCGAAGCCCATGAGGGTGTCTGGGAATACGAGGTTAGACATCTAGATCCTCCCGTTCCGGCCGCCTTCGCGGAAGATGCGGAAAAGGCTGTCCTGGTGCTTCGTGAGGACTCGGTGAACGTCCTGCCCGTCCATGGCTTGGATGGTGATGCTGACGCTCCGTTTTTCGCCCTTCTGATCCCCACCGGAGGCCATGCCCCGGATGTTCTCAGCGAGGTTGGCAGGGAGGACCATTTCATTCTTGTGAATCATCGCCAGCGTGTCTTGCGGGACCCGATCCCAGCCGCCCTCTGCCGAGGCCAGCCCTGCCATCGTCAGACCTTCGGCGTAGGCTGCCTCGCCGACACCGGGAGCCATCGCCCAGCCGATCATCGGGATTTCGGCAACGGATGCCATGGCGTTCACAGCGTAAAGAGCTGCGGCGCTCTGAGCCTCATTCATATTGCCTGTCTTGTCCATGGCTAGGCTAGTGGCCCATCTGGTGGCCTCTTCAATACCCCACTGCACGAAGAAGCTGATGAGTCCGCTGAGAGCCTGGTCAGTCACGGTCTTGAATGCGTTGCCCCAGGTCATGGTGCCCTTGACCAGGCCCTGGATGGCGCTGTCGAAACCGCCTGTCATGGAGCTGAAGAACGAACTCCACCGCGCCCGTGACCTGTCGAGGGCGTCGGCTTCGATCTTCCCCATGTCCAGGTGGGCCTTGCGCGTCAGGGCATCCTTCTGGTTCTGGATCTTGGTCCAGGCCACCAGATCGTCCTTCGCGGCCTTCTGCTCAGCATCGAGGGCATCCAGTTGGGCCCGCAGCTCCTGGGTGATCCCGGCCTTCTTCATGGCGACCCACTGCGCCTCATTTATCCGGCCAAAGGCCAGATCCTGATCCAGAGCACGGTCCTTCTCTTCGAGGATGGTTTTCTGAAGGTTCAACTCGTCCTGGGCCGCGAGCTTCGCCAGCTCCATCTGTTGACGCAGCGCCTTCTCTTCCTCACGATGGGCCTTCTCCTTCTCCTTTCGAGTGTTCTCCGCTGACTGCCGGTCCAGGTCGTTCAGGTCGGCATAATACTTCTGTTGAAGCTCCTTCTCCTTGTTCAGAATGGCGGCCTGCTCAACCGGCTTCCCCGCCAGCAGATTTCGTTCCTTCTCCATGGCCTCGATCGCGGTGTCAAGCTGATGCTTGTAGGCCATCTTCACGTCGGAAACCATGTCGGCGTAGCTCATCTGGCCCGAGGCCACAAGCTCCTTGTCATCCTTGATCTGCTCCTGCACGCTCATCGCAGCAGAGCGGACGATCTCGTCCTGCGCCATCTTGGCGATGGCGATGCGATCTTCGGCGGCCTTCTTGGCTGCCTCTTGGGCCTTCTTCTGTTCCGCTAGATCCGCCTCTGTTACGCCTTGGAAACCATCTCCTTCTTTTCCCTTCTCGTCATCTTTTTTGTATTTGGGCGCATCGGACAAAGGGACCGCTTCGGTGAATCCCAACTCTTTATCAATTTCCTCGATCGTCTTGAGTGGCCCCCGACGTTCTGTCGCGAACTTGTAGAAGTTTTTCCATGCCAATTCTATCTTTTGGGACAAGGTTGCCCAACTGCGGCCAGACTCAGCCAACTGCTGATCCATTTTTTCGAGTTCACCTTTTAGTGTCCCGGTTTCTACATTGAACTTATCCAATTTTGCGATGGCATCTTGGTCAATGTGCGCGCCCAATTCCTTCAATGCGCCAGGCCCCATCTTCTCGATCTTCTCCGACATCTTTTCGAGTTGCGGGAGGATCGCTAGGGCCCTGCCACCTAGGAGTGCGATAGAAACTTCGGACTTTCTCCCAGGTTCTTCAATCGAAGCGATGAGCTTGACTGATTTCGCCAACGTCACCAGCAGATCCTGGTGTGCAAGATCCATCTCATTCGCTGCGATTTTGTTCGCAATGAAAATCTCAGGGTTGGAGGCCATCTTTCGTTGAAGGCCGTTCATGATCCCCGAGAGATCGCTGAGCGTCCCGCCGGTTAGCATCAAGGCGTTTTTGTAAACGGCAATATCTTCAAACGAAGCCCCGGTGCGTTTGTTCAGCGCCTCGACGGACTCGGTCAGTTCGTTCGTCTCCTTGACTGCCTCCGTGATGGAACCAACGGCCTCCTTCAGCCCCTCGAACGCCAGTCCCACGGCGCCGATGGCAAGGGACGCCGCCCCGAACTTCTCGAACGATTCGATCAGGCTCCCGAGGTCGCCCTTAATCCCGGCGGCAGCGGTCTCCGTGTGCTCCTGCGCGTCCTTCAGCCCCTGGAGCAGGGACTTCACATCTGCGCTGATCTTTACGGATATTTCCTGATTGTCAGCCACGGGTCACCTTCCGTTCACTAAAGACACAAGGGCCTGAAGCTCGTCTTGCGACATGGGCCGCACTTCTTCGGGCTCTTTGGCCTTGTAGCCCATGTAACCCTTCACGAGGAGGTGTAGAGGCGGGTTGTCCCGCCAGTAGTCGAGGAGATCCGCAATATCCGGCCACGGCGTGGAGTCCAGTTGGTGGATGGTCCACCCCGTGGTCGTGACGATGAGCCCTGTGAGACGGCTCCAGTTCAGGGGTTCGTCTGAACTGGAGCGACGGCTTCCGGGCGAGAGAACGTTGCCTTGTATACCGCGAAGGCGGCGGCATCCAAGACTCCAGGGGCGATACCGTCAAAGTCTTCATCGGTAGCCTCCGGGTAGGCCAGCTTGAGGAATCTGATCGAGCGGTCGGTGAGATCGAGTCTGGATAGCCCTTCGATGGGTTCCGTGAGGGCATCCACGATAGGCTTGTTCCTTTTGATGACGCCGTAGGTGAGGGCTGGGATCTTGGATAGATCCATCGTGACTTTCGTTCCTTCGTGCATAGCCATGGTCTCGGCCTCCATGTTGGCCCCGCGCAAGGGCGGGGCCGGGTTGGTTTACTCGGTGGTGTAGAAGTCGATCACCCTGCCGCTGCTGTCGGCAAAGCACTCGAAGTCCAGGTCCTGCTCAGTGTAGTCCTCGTTCTTGAAGGCGAAGGACAGCTTGGGGATCGTGGCCGCGTAGAGCTTCAGCCCGATGTTCTTCCCCCGGAAGGAGTTGAACAGGGTCAACTGATAGACGGTGCTGGTGCCCATGAGGGCGTTCACCAGGGCGTTGGTCTGCCCGGTGGCGGCGCTGGTGTAGCTGTAGCTGATGGACATAGAGTGCGTGGTGTCAGCGGCGGCGAAGGTGTAGACGCCAGCGGCCACGGAATACTGGCCCGTGGCGGGGGCGCTGGACACGCGGGTCAGGTAGAGGCCGGTGGTGTTGTCGAACACACCCAGGTCATCCAGCCAGTTCGCGCTGTTCGCCACGGTGATCTGGTAGGGGGTGCCGGGAACGGCAGCGGTCTCACCGGCGACTCCGATCTTCGAGCCGGTAGACTTCGTGGTGTTCAGAATGGCGGACACGATGCCGCCGTTGATCTGACCATACTTGGCCTTGCCGCTGATCTTGCCGCCGGCGCGGGCCACGTCAACGGGGAACTGGTAGGCACCACGCAGTTCCTTGGTGGTGAAGGAAATGTCCATGGACACGTCCTTAACCACGCCGATGTCGATGGCCTGCGCGGGGGTGGTGGGAGTGATGAGCGTCAGCTTGCCCACGCCGAAATTGTATTGGGACATTTCAGTCCTCCTGTGGAGTGAGGGCCGCGTTCAGGCGCTCTTTGAGCGTGGCGGTGGCGGCGCGGAAGTGGTTGAAAAGCTCCACCGGAAGGGCGGGGCCGTGGTTGTGGAAGGTTTCCAGGAACCAGAGGTCCACCACGAGGTCCGTGGCGGTCGGGCTGGCTTCGGGAGGATTCGGGGTCTTGGGCATGTGGGGCTCCTATGAGGTGGCGAGGATGTCCAGGGGGATCTGCGCTACGGCCTGCCCCCCAAGGATGCCTTCGTCAGTGACGATTGGTCCGCCGATCCAGCAGTGACTCACAAGGCCGCCCAGGGTGGTGCCATAGGTGTCGGGTTTGGCGAAGCCCCCTTGCTCATCCGGCTGGCGCTCCAGGGCCGCCTCCACGCCCTGGATGAGTGTGGCGAGGCGGGTGTATGGGGCCTCGCTGGGGTCCTGGTCCGTGCGGCAGTAGATCCACAGGGTCGGCTGGAGGCGCCACGCCGGGGGCAGCCCGCGCGCCTGGACGGGCACCTCGTTGCCGTGGGGTAGGAACAGGGCCGGCTGGCTGGATGCTGGAACATCGTCCCACACCTTCCAATTGCGGCTGACCGTGACGAAGCCCTGGATGGTCTCCAGGCGCTCCAGCAGGGCCTTGTAGATGGCTTCCCGGTTCAGGGCCATGTCACACCACCTTAATCGCCCGCATGAGGCGGGCGCGAATCTCCCCGCGCATTTCCTCCAGGCTCGGCACCAGGAAGGGGCGGGGCGCTTGGTTGACATTCCGGGTGTGTGCATGGACCACGGACTGCACGGGGGAGATCGGCCTTCCAAACGCCATGCGGGTCGTGCGGGTGAACTCCTTGACCTGCTGGGCGCCGTGGAAACCAAGCTCCCAGAAGCGGCCATAGACCAGATTTGTGCCCACGCGGGATTCCATGGAGGCCCCGTCCTCAATGAAGCGTTCGTTGATGGACCGGCGGAGGCGCCCCGTGCGGACCTTCAACACCTGCCCCGTCAGCTTCTCCGACTTGATCTTGGTCAGAAGAGCGAAGGCAAGGCTCCGCACCGCGTCACGGGTGGCGTCCTTCACGCGCGGGCCAGCAAACTGGAACCGGGCCGCCACCGCCTCCGCGCCAAGGATCTGAGCCTTCAGTTCGATGCTCATACCGGCACCACATTCCGCCAGTTGTTCAGAAGGGTCTTCACATCGTTGGGGATGTCCTGGGTCTGGAAAGCCACCACCTCTCCGGCGATGGTCTTGGAAGCGTGCCCGAGCCGGTCCTTCTCCTTGTAGGCCCAGGCGGCCATCTTCACGACGGCCTGACCGATGTCAGCCGGGATCGCGGCATAGCCTGCCTTGTAGACCACGGCCACATTCCCGTAGCCGCTGGTGAACGTTGCACCATCTGTTCGGATGAGCAGGGCGCCCCGGTAAACGATGGTCGTCAGATCCACGGCCACACCGTCCACCGTGAGGCTTAGGACATCGGTTACGGGATACTGGCCCACCATCAGCTTCGGGGTGCCGGTGCCATCCAAAACATCGCTGTAGGTGTTCTCCAGGATGTCGCGGTTCAGGTAGGAATTGACCCATGCCGAGGCCGAGGTCACCAGGGACGCGATGAGTGCGTCATCGGTGGCGCTGGTCAGGCCCAGGTAGAGCTTGACGGCTTCTTGGGTGGTCAGGTCCCCGGCGGCCATGGTCTCTACTCCTCAACCTTCTTCTGGCGGATCTTGCGGGTGGGGGCCTCCACGTCCTCAGGCGGGATGGTGGTGAACCCGTGGTCCAGCAGGACGGCGGCGTGGGCGTCTTCCACTTCAAAGGACCCATCGGGCGCTTTCTCATAGTTGCTGCCGTCCACGGAACAGCTTGTCGCGTCCGTGTGGAACAGTTTGATGCTCATGGTGGCTCCTAGAAGCAGGGGCGGGCAGTTGCCCACCCGCCCCTGGGTTAAGTGCGGGGTTGGTTAGGCGCCCGCCACATTGGTGAGCTTCAGCAGGGAAGCGGGGAAGTAGTGCTGGAGGACCTCATCCGCATAGACGCCGTACTCGTACTTGCGGCTCCGAAGCGGCCACTCAAGCTGGTAGTAGTCGCGGCGGGTCTTGACCTGGAACACATTCCCCACGCCGTTGAGGGGATAGGGGATCTGTTTGCTGTAGCCCAGGATGGTGCCGGCGGGCATGAAGGGATGGACGCGAACCCGGATGAGTTCGTTGGTGATGGGGTTCAGGTAGGAACCCACGGTGGCTCCAGCGGAGATGCCGGCCTGACCGGCGCCGTCCAGGTTGAACCGGAACAGCGGGGCGCCGCCGTTGGAGAGGCAAAGCTTATTGATCAGCCGGATGCCGGCGCTGGAGACCAGCAGGTCGCTGGGGCCGAACCGGAGGTTGTCGAACATATTCTGCAGGAGGTCGTTCAGCTCCTGGATGCCGCCCGCACCATCCGAGGTCAGGGTGGTGCCGGTGCCGGGGGTGCCAGTCGCCAGGGTCTTGATCTGGGCGTTGTTCGCGGACTTGGCGAAGCTCAGGAGGCCGTCCATGTTGTAGGTGGTGTCCCTGGAGTAGTCGGCGGAGGCCAGAGCCGAGGCCGCCTGACGGGTGCCGTTGAGGGGCGCAGAGACGGCCAGCGAGTTGATGCTGGTGATGAACTCCAGCCTCTCAGAGCCAGCCGTGCCGATGAACCAGGCGTAGGCCACGGCACCTTCCACGGCGGTCACGGAGCAGGAGAGGACCTGGCCGAGCGTGATGGCCTGAGTCGCGGCGGCGGACTTCTGAGCCGCGCCACCGTTGATGGTGTCGGTGGAGCCGTCCGTGTTGGTCTTGGCGATCTGCTGGACCACGCCGTTGGCGAGGCTGGACCGGCTGAGGCCCTGCGGGGTCAGAGCCACGCAGATGACGGAGTAAGTCGCGGCGGGCAGGGTCGCACCGGAGCCACCGGCGGACAGTGTGGGGGTAGGGGTGGTGCCCAGGGCGATGCTGGCGTTGCCGCCGAGGAGCATGGGCTCCTCCTGGAGCATGAGGGACCGCAGGAGGCCCAGGGCGGCGCGGGCCTTCGCGTCATCGAAACCCTGCGATGCGTAGTCGGCCTCAAAGGTCACGTAGTCCTCCAGGCCCAGCCCGACATAGGCAGCGGTGTAGGACGCAACGCTGCTGACGGTGGCCGCGCCACGGTTGCCCTCGGACACGCCGGGGTGGGTGTTGCCGGTGTTGATGCCGGTGATCGCCTTCCAGCGAGTCGCCGTGTCACCACCACCGCCCACGCGGGGGATGTCGTTTCGGAGCATGGTCATGGAGGCCATGAAGGGGTAGAGCGCGAGGGCGGGAGCCTGGAGGTCATAGTTGACCAGACCCAGGCTCTGCGTGAATGCCTTGTTCAGCGCTTCGTCTGTGGTGCCGTTGGCCTGGGCGTTCTTCATGGCGTCCAGGGTCTCGTTGAGGTTCATGGAACCCTCCTGTGATTGCCCGGACTTAGCCGAGGCGGGTGGTGAGGATGGGACGGCCACTGGTCGCATGGACCTTCTTCATGGCCGCCAGGGGATCGGAGGTTACGGGCTCGGCCCCGGCGCCTTCGGACTTCGTGATGGTCCGGTCTTCCTTGCCCTTTTCGATGGGCACAACCTTCAGGGGCTTCTGGCCCTTGAGGGTGGTCAGTTCGCGCTCCAGGGTGACGGCCTTGTTGATCGCCTCATCACGTTCCTGATGCGCCTTGATCAGTTCGTCCTCCAGGGCGGCGGCCTTCTGGATGGCGTCGGCGGCGTCAGCCTTCTCGTCATCTTCGCCATCATCCATGTCCTCGAAGGGCTTCATGCATTCGATCAGGGCCGCGACGGCATCCTTCACCGCCTTCAGGTCGGCCTTGGTCTTCTGGGAATACTTGGCGCCCTTCTTCTCCAGGTCGCCAGTATCTGCTCCCATCGCCAGCACGGCATCGCCCTGGGGCTGGGAGTTGTCCTCCATGATTTCGGACGCGATGAAGGCGCGGAGGCGTCCACAGGCAACCTCCAGATCCGCCGCCTGGGCCGCGTCGCCATCGGAGAGTTCCTGCTGCCAGAGCCAGAACAGGGCATCCAGGCAGGCCAGAGCCTGACCGGCATCCATGATTTCCTCCCCGGCCCACGCCTTGACGATGTTCAGGCGCTCCGCCTTCTCGAGGTCCACCGCCGGGGTGTCGCTGGTGATCTTGATTTCGGTGCCGGGCGTGATCGTGGTCTCGTCCACAGTGTCCTCCATCTTGACAAGGCCGATGATGGCCTCCGGGTTGGCGGGGCGGTCCACAAGGCTGATTTCCACCAGCTTGATGCCCTCGATGACCTTCTTGTTCTTGCCGTTCCGCTTCGTGACCTTCCCACCGATGCTGAAGCCCTTGAGTACGCCAGTCTTCACCTTCCGGCAGGACTCGGCATCCACGACGAGGGCTTCCAGGTAGGTCCGGCCATCCTCCTGGACCTCACAAGCAATCGCGGTGCCGGCGGCGATGGGCTGGTGCATTTCCCGCAGGGCGCCGAACTTCATGTAGTCAGGGATGGCCTCCTTCATGGCCGTGGCGGTGACGGTCTCGCCGTCACTATCCACCGCTTCGCTGGAGGCTATGCCGGAAACGGTCAGGGTGCCGTCATCGTTCTCGCTGACCTTGGTGATGTCTCCCCAAATCCGCATCGGTCCCTCCTTTTCGCAACGGATTCTAGCACCATAGGCCTTTTTGCAACAGCCAGATCAGGCCGCCCCGCGCTTGATGGGGAGCAGCCCACCCCCCACCAGGGTCCGGCCGCCCGATGTCGTGATCTTGGCCCGTATGAGGTAGGTGGCGCCATTCGTGCCGCCCGCGACCTTCTGAAGAGCCGATACGCCCTGGACGGTGGCAGCCCCGCTGAGCATGGCGCTGGTGTCCTCTGTGGTCCCGTCCTGGCGCTCGGCGGTGAACACCGGGGTGCCTATGATGGTCTCCGCGCCCGTCAGCAGGTTGTCGAACTTGACCGTGAGGGTGATGACCTCCTCAGGGTCCTTGGGGCTGAAGCTCTGGATCATGCGTTCACCTCGTATGTTCGGGCGGGCAGGGTGATGGCCCAGGTGCGGGCGTCAGGGGTGACGGCGGCGACGGCCACCGGCGTCAGGGTATAGGTCCGGGCCTCCAGCGTCACCGCCCAGGCCCTAGCTTGCACCTCAACATAGAAGCGCGGGTCCGTCTCCAATTGCCCCGCCATGGACAAGGAAGGCGCCCACGTGGAGAAGGCCAGCGATGAGGACGGAACGCTGAGGATGAATTGTGCGGAAGGTGACGCCCCGGATGTTGCCAGCGCTGCGGACGGAAGGCCAAGGCTCCGCGCTAGGCTCGGCGCTGGTCCCGACAGGGCCATAGCAGCCGGGGCCGGCACCTGGAGGACCTGCCCCACGGCCAGCGTTGGCGCTGGACTTGCAAGGGTGACGGACGTGACGGGGGCGGCGAGTGTGAACCCCATCGAAGGGGCCGGGCTGCCCAGGGTGAGACTTCCCGGTCCTCCGATTTGCAGAGAGGTGGTGCTGGAGGTGGACAGCGCCGGTGCCGGCGCGGAGAACCCCATCGCCGCAGGTGCCGGAGTGCCCAGGCTCACCACCAAAGAAGGCGCAGGTGCCCCGGCGCTCACGGACGCGGCTGAGGGTATCCCCAAAACCGAGACAAGGACTGCCGCAGCCGTGGCAAATGCCACCGCAGCGACGGGCGCTTGCAGGCTCACGGAAAGAGAAGGCGCCGGTCCCGCCGTGCTCATCGCCGCAGCGGACGGCACCTGCAATACGTTGGCTTGCGACAAGGCAGGCGCGGGTTCCGCAAGGGTCATGGTGGCCGACGGAACGGCCAAGCTGACCGCCAGCGCAGACGCTGCTGCGGATGTGACGATATTCGTCGGCGTAGGACAATTGAGAACCGTCCCCCCAACAGAAGCTGGTTCCCAAAACTCCGAACCGGTCACGGCTCCCAGGACGTCTTCGTCCCGGAGGTCCTGAGCCGTGGCGCGGGTGGTCCAGAGCATGGCTACTTGGCTCCGATGGCGATGGAGCCGACGCTGGTGCCGGTGCTGGTCGTGGTCGTCCAATACATCGCATTTATGCAGGCATTTGCCCCGACCTTGGGCATCGCGAGTGCAGCGAAGTCCCTGGTGTCAGGGTAGTTTCCGACGGGGCTCATGAACGGCGCCAGCCTCTTGACCGCCGTGACGCCGAAGCTACCGGCAGTCCCCGTGGTGGCGCTGAGGGTAACGGAATCAACCGTCTTGATCCACTTGCCCACGGTTCCGGCTGGCGGCTGGATAGGGAGCATTCGGTAGGCGGGCAGGGAGGCCGCGATGGTAACGGACACGGACCCGGTGGAGGCATCGTTGTATGTCACGGCACATGTGGCCGTGACGCCGGTTGAGCCCGTGGCCGTATACCATTCCAGGTACCACTCCACGTCTGAGTAGTCCGAAGAGCATCGGCCATCGCTCACGGGCGAGGTCATCACCGCGCCGGTGGACTGGGCCGTGGTCACGGTCCCGTTGAGTCCGCCCATGTGACCCAGGCGGTCGATCAACCATTTGCCCTGGCCCGTGGCAGTCTGGGTGATTGAGCCCCACAGCAGGCGGCAGGTGGCCGTTCCGGGGTTGATGTAGTTCGGGTTATAGGACCCTAGCGTAGTGGCTGTCGGATTCGCCCACGCTCCGGGAGTCGCCCCCGCCGCAGGCGACCCGCCCTCCTGCCACCCGGAATACCAGTTGGAGGCCACGGAGGTGAGGCCGGTCTTGAAGATGTTGAACC